GGTGCTGTATTAGGTATTGCGGCATTTGGTCGTACACAAGAAAAACTAGGAGGAGCAAACAATGGCGGATTACAAGCACCAGCAACAGGGTTTGCAGGTGGGGCTCCAGCATTTGTCCAACCGCAATCAGGAGGCTTCGGCTCATCCGGTGGTTATAATTCACCAGCACCAGGGTTTGGCCAATCAGCGCCAAGTAGCTTTGGCGGAGGCGGGTTTGGAAGCGCACCTTCAATACCAGTTGCGCCAGCACCAAGTTGGGGTACAACACAAATAGCAACAACCGCTAGTGGTAAGAAAATGGTTCCAGATGAACCGCAACCGCTAATTTAAAGGAAATTAAAATGAAACATATTATATTTGTAGCAGGACTAGTATTAACATTATCAACATCGGTATTTGCTGGTGGTGAGATGAAAGAAGTTTGTACACCAAAAGTAGACAAAGCAGGTAAAGCTGTTATGGATAAGAAAACTGGTAAGCAAGCTGAAGATTGTAAAAAAATCAAAGTTCACAAGAAAGTAGAAGGCGATAAAGTTCCAGAACCTGCCAAAAAGAAATAATCTAACTCTTGACAGGTCCAATTAAATAGTGTATTATACATTATTATTGGACCTTTTCTTATGACTGATCATTATCAAACACTGGGTGTCGGCGAAGGCGCTGGCCCAGACGAAATTAAAAAAGCCTACAGAAGGTTGGCCAATCAGCATCATCCTGACAAAGGAGGCGATCAAGCCAAATTCAAAGACATTAGTGTAGCATACGATGTATTAAGTAATGCTCAAAAGAAAGCCGAATACGATCAACAACGAATGTACGGCGGTGGACCTCAAGTTAGATTTACATCCGGAGATCCGTTTGGAGATATGTTTGGACAGCACAATCCATTCGCAGGAAGTCCTTTTGGAGATATCTTTGGTGGTAGACGTAGCGGCAGGAATAGAGACTTAAACATTCAATGCCACGTTAGTTTAGTCGATTCATTTCACGGAAAACAACTAGAAGCCAATTATCAGCTTCCTAGTGGCAGAATGCAAACAGTTGTTATCAATGTTCCCGCAGGCGTGGGCCACGGTGAAACCATTCGTTACCCTGGACTAGGCGATGATAGTATTCCACAGCATCCACGTGGTAATTTAAATGTTACTGTTGTGGTAATGCCTGATCCAATTTATCAAAGAATTGGAGACGACTTATATACTAACATCGATATCAATCCTATCGAAGCAATGGTAGGATGTCGTAAACGAATAAGAACAATTTCCGGAAAAGACATGGAGGTCGAGCTTCGTGCCGGAGTTGAAGCTGGTACTGAATATGCCGCAGAGGGCGGAGGATTCACAAATCCGCACAATGGGCGCAGAGGCCGATTTGTAAGTGTAGTTAGAATTAAAACTCCGCACATCGAAGATCCAAGTTTAATTGCTCGTTTAAAACAGATCAATGACGAAATAAGTAAGCTATAACTATTGACATTAGTAAAACAAATACTATATAATAACATATCACATAAGGAATCACATGGTAGAACCAAGCGACAATCTACAAGCAGTTTTTGAAAAAGCAATTGATACTGCTAAAAAATTACACCACGAATATCTTACTATTGAACATTTATTGTTTGCAATGCTAACTGAAGATACATTTAGCAAGACAGTACAAGGTTATGGTGCCGATGTAGACAGTCTACGTAAGAATCTCACGGAGTATCTGGCAGAAAAATGCTCTGAAATTACTGTTCAAGATGTAGTAGTTAAGCCAAAAAAGACACAAAGTGTAGAGCGTGTTCTCAACAAAGCATTTACTCAAGTGTTGTTTAACGGCAGGCAACGCATAGAACCTACAGATGTATTCCTTGCTATGATGAGCGAAAAACGCTCGTGGGCTAATTTTTATATTCAACAGGCAAATATTGATAAAGATAAATTTGCTGGCTACTTGGATAGCAGTATAGAAGAAGTTGAAGAAGAAGTTCACGATTCTAGTAGCGCAAAGGCCTTGGCATCATTTACAACCAACCTCAACGAAGCTGTTAAAAAGAACAAAATTGATCCTGTAATTGGACGCATCGACGAACTAGAAAATATTAGTTTGGCACTAGGTCGTCGTAGTAAAAATAACGTTATCCTTGTAGGAGATCCAGGTGTAGGTAAAACTGCTATCGCAGAAGGACTTGCTTTTAATATTGTTAAAGGCGCAGTACCAGAATTTTTAAAAGAATACACAGTTTACAATCTCGACATTAGTGCTATGCTTGCGGGCAGTAAGTATCGCGGTGACTTTGAAGAACGTTTCAAAATGGTGCTTAAAGCTCTTACTAAGAAAGGTAAGACTGTCTTGTTTATCGATGAAGCACACATGATCTCTGGCGCAGGTTCGGCAGGCAATAGTGCTAACGATCTTGCTAACATGATGAAGCCAGCACTGAGTAAAGGCAATGTTAAAGTTATTGCTAGTACCACATGGGAAGAATACCGTAAACACTTTGAAAAGGATCGTGCGTTGATGCGTCGTTTCCAACGCATCACAGTTGACGAGCCAACTCAAGAGATGACTCTTCAAATCCTTAAAGGTATTAAGAAATACTACGAAGGATTTCACAACGTTAAAATTAAAGATGATGCCTTACAGGCCGCTATTAAACTATCAGTCAAATATCAAGCTGATAAGAAATTGCCAGATAAAGCAATCGACTTAATCGATGTTGCCTGTTCACGTTTTAATTTAAAGCTGGCGGATGATCGTATTATAACTGAGCAAGAAATTCAATTTGAACTTGCTAAGATGATTAATATTCCGGCTGAACAAGTAGCTGAAACAGAAAGTGCTAATTTGGCAACGCTGGACGAAAAACTTCATTCAGAAGTTTATGGACAAGAAATGGCTATCACAGAGATTGTTGATAAAATTCTAGTAGCACAAGCTGGGTTGAAGTCTGAGAACAAACCGATTGGTAGCTTTGTATTCATGGGGCCGACTGGTACAGGTAAAACTGAAACCGCTAAGGCACTGGCCAAGCACTTGGGTACTAAACTACTACGCTTTGATATGAGTGAGTATCAAGAAAAGCACAGTATCAGTAAGCTAATTGGTAGCCCTCCAGGTTATGTTGGCTTTGAAGAGAATGCTGGTCAATTAATTACTGGTATCCAGGAAGCACCTAATGCTGTCTTATTGTTAGACGAAGTTGAGAAAGCTCATCCAGATGTTATGACTGTGTTGCTACAACTTATGGATAACGGTTTCATTACTGGTTCCAATGGCAAGAAAGCAGACTGCCGTCAACTAGTTCTTATTCTTACTACTAATGCTGGCGCTCAAAGTGCTGAAAAGAACGCAATTGGTTTTGGAGCACAGGATAAAGACTACAGCGACACCGATTTGAAGAAGTTCCTCACACCGGAGTTCCGCAATCGGTTAGACGGTGTTATTACGTTTAACAAGCTAGGTAAAGATACAATGATTAAAATTGTTAACAAGTTTATGGATGAACTCCGTGAACAAGTTAAGGAGAAAGGCATTCGTATCAAAGCTAACAAAGATGCTATTGAATGGTTAATTGAAAAGGGATTTGATCCTAAGATGGGTGCTCGTCCGTTACAACGTGTAATTGACAAGGAAATCAAACGCGACCTTGCTAAGATGATGTTGTTTGGCGATTTAAAGGCTGGTGGATGGTTAACTATTACTACTGATAAAGATAAACTAGTATTAAATGCTAGGGGTAAGACAGTTAAAGTTCCACTGCTATCTATCGAAAACAAGACTGAAGATGTTACAGAAGACAACTAAAAGTTTATTCATGGGGAAATACCAGCACAAGATTGTGCTGGTATCTTCTTTGGCTGCTTGTTTTAGAAGCAGAGACCTTGATACAATTTTAAGCTATTTGAAAAAGAAACACGTATCGTTTCAACTAGATCCAAAAGACCTTAGCGCATACTATCGAACTCCGTCTAATAAAGTAACCGAAGACGACTTCGGGTTTGCTTACCAGCTGCATAAAAAGCTATCTACCATGGAAGATTATAGCCTACGAGTAGAGAGTCCGTGGATTAGCCTATACTGTAACAATAAAAAAGATGTAGATGCGATTATACGCTTTGATTCAGAGCGTGTAAAATATTACAGCAGTCCGGATGAAGACTTAGAAGTTGGAACTATCATCATGCCTAAAATTCCATTCGATTATCGTGTTACTATGGGTAAAAGTAGTCAACCGCAACTAGCATTTGTTAATTGGGCAGATAACACTAGTAAGATTAAAATGACTAAAAGCTGTCGTAGAGACTTACAAAAACCCACTAGCTGGGGTGGTACATACTTCTATATCAACGGCGACAACATGTTGCTCATGGCTAAGATGCATTTAGGCGGTTCTATTACTAAAATAGAACGTATAATTAGGCCTGAAGCTGAAATCAAACAGTAATAGTAGAACGGCGTTCGCGATAAATACATTATCGGCTAGCACAACTGCGACCTTATAATTTGGGCTCAAAAATGCGTATTACAGACTTATTAGAAAACAAAGACTTTGATAAAGAGAAAAAGTTTGTTAAGAAAAACGGTGAAAAGACCGAACTTAACTTTGACTTAGTAGAAGATTTAGCATTCTACATGAATCACGACGACGATTTATATCGCCGCCATGTTTATCCAGCTGTTGTTAAGTGTAAGGATCGTATTAAAAATAAACAAACAACTAACCCTAGTGTATTTGCTAACGCAGTTAAAGAGTGCTACAAAGAATACATTACAAAATATCCCCTGCGTGAATTGCCAGAAGATATTACTGATAGACAATGTTTACAAGTATGTAAGCATTTACATGATGATCTTAAGAAAGATCATAGCGAAGGCAAGTACAAGGATTAATTGTGTTACTAAGAGAACTATTCTTCCGTGAATCTACTAAAGCTGCCGACGACAGTATGGAAAAATACGGACGACCATTTAATCATCCTGAACACCTAGTGTTCTTTAAAGGTGTAAGTGGTACATTAGAAGCACTTAATCATTTCAAAGAGATTGCAACTGAGCAAGCTGGCAAAACTACACTACGTAGAAAGTGGGATGGCAATCCTCAGGTATATTGGGGTAGAGAAGAAGTCAACGGCCCATTGATCTTAGCAGGACATAATCAATGGAGTAGGGGTGTTAAGTCTGCTAGTCCGGACAGTGTATACGATTTTATTGCCAATCAAAGTGGCAATCCCAAGACTCCTGAAGATGCTAGAAAGCGTCAAGAATTCGCTACAAATTTTAGTAACTTATATCCGCTATTCGATGCCGCTACTCCAGCAGACTTCGTAGGGTTTGTTTACGCAGACAGTTTGTATGGAGTTGATCCAGCATTACCTAAGAGATTTATGCCAGCAGGTAAAGACCTTAGCACAACAGCAGAAGATCATCCAGAGGGCACATGGACATTTGCTCCTAATCCTAAATCAAAGACAGCATACCACGTCGATGCTGGCAGCGACTTAGGGCAACGCATTGCGCAGGCACAAGTTATGATTGTCGGACATGCTACGTTTCCTAGTTTTGGAGCTAGCGATAGAGAACAAGAGCCTAAGGATAGTTTTGAAGAATTTAATGGTACCGCTGGATTAATTGTACAAGGGCCTATCTATACAGACGAAGCACCTGGAGAATTTGATACAGGTGCTGTGGATGAAATGATAACATACGCAGAAGAACACCAAGCAGTAATCGACGGCTTTATGGGTAGTTTACCCGATCCAGATAAGAACGGAATTTTTTATCCATTCTTTAATCAAATGAGTAATTTACACGCTAGCGGCAAACAAGACTTTGCCAGCATTACAGGTGCTACGTTTACCAACTGGATGACGCAGAAAGGTGTTAGCCAGAAAAAACAAGACCATATTATTGCTATGACGCAAGAACATCCCGGTGGATTAGATGCTATCCTATTTTTAATTAAAGGTATCCGTAATATGAAGGATCAAGTGGATGCAGCAACTAAACAACAACCGCGTAAAGAAATATGGGATACTGACGGCGAAGGTCATGTACGTTATCCGCAAAAACATCACAAATATGGACCTATTAAAATTGTTCCAACAACGTGGGCTCCAGGAGCATTAACAGCATGAGATTAAGAGAACTATTTGAAAACATTTACGAAACAGTTCCTGAGGGTGGAGAAGAACATGACGGTAGTTTAAAGACCATCGGTATTTGTTTTGGCCGCTGGAATCCTCCGCACAAAGGTCACAAGAATGTTTGGCAACACGCTTCTGCTAACCCTATTTGGTATGTGGGCACTAATGAAAATACCGGTGGTACAGATATTAAAAATCCACTACCATATGATGTTAAACTACAAGTAATGGCGGCTGTCTGGCCAGAAGTCGCAGGACACGTTATACCTGAACAAGATTTGTTTGTTATGTGTAGTCACATTTACGAAGAACACGGCGAAAATGTACACTTAAACATTTATACAGACGAACAGTGGTTGTATACAGGCCTAGCTAAAAATAACGGTGTCCAGGGCAAACACGGTTTTTATAAATTTAATCAGATTGATAATAAACCAATGAAGCGTTTGGCCAGTGCTACAGATCTACGTGCCAACGCATTGTCAGGAAATAAGAAAGCATTTTATAAAGACATGGGCATTAGTCCTTCAACAACTATTGATATTGAAGGTCAATCATATCCAGTGTTTGAAGTTGTGGCGCATTACTTAAATCTTCAACAAAAGATATCCGAAGGCTCAGCTGGAGCAGTGGGCAAAGGCGGTACTAAGCCTATGGATAAAGAAAAGAAGGCCGCCATGAAGAATACCACTACCTTGCCTGGTATAAACATGGCAACTGGCAGTATGTATAAGAACTACAGAATGGGTATTGCTCTAGCAGGAGCACCTACATTTCCTACTAAGATAGAAGCTGATAACTGGATTGGCGGGGATCCTTTGATTAGTTCATATACAGAAGAAGAATATGAAATGGTTAAAGCGGCCGCACTACAAGTCGGAGCAGGCACTATTGAAAACTGGAGCGGTAAGCGCAGTGAAGAAATTCCTGGCATTAATAAAACTAGCCCAATAGCCAAGATTAAGAAAAATAAGTATGGAATCTAATATGAACGAGAAATATCATCTAGCACTTAAAACAGCATTTGCCAGCGAGTACGCATTTACTATTAAGGCACAAAACTTTCATTGGAACGTAGAAGGTCCGTTGTTTGGACAACTTCACGCACTATTCGGATCTATTTACGAAGAGACTTACGGAAGTATTGATACATTTGCCGAACAACTACGTGCTCTACAAATTTACACTCCTGCCAGCTTACAAAAGTTTAGTATGCTATCAGCAGTTAATGACGAAAACGAAGTAATCGAATTTCAACAAATGCTTCAAGAATTATTAGTTGACAGCGATAGAATGGTTGAAATATTCCGTATTACATTTGATATGGCTGAGCAATCTGGAGATCATGGACTAAGCAACTTCTTAGCAGACCGTCAGGACGCACACAAGAAGCACAGCTGGATGTTAAGAGCGAGTTTAAAATAATGGATGAAATAGCACGTCTTAAGAAGTTAGCAGGAGTTAATGAATTTAAAGGCCTGCAACCTTACGATTTAGGCGGAATAAATATCAGCGTTACTGGAACTGAAAAAGCCAAGTTAATGCGTGAACATAATATTAAACCAGGAACGCCTGAGTGGTTCCAGCTATGGTTTAGTTTGCCTTATATGACTGGCGAAAAGCCTGTAGGAAAATAATATGAAAATGTCAGAACTATTAGAAATGAGAGATCGTAGAGATTCTTACACACGCGACTACGATTCGAGCGTGAGCGGAATGGGTCGCAAAGATTCGCTAGCATATCGTATGGATGGCGGCGCCAACGACGAAGGGTGGGATCGTGAAGAACCCAGCAGAGATACTCCACATGATGTACACATCGACGGGCGCAAGTGGAAAACTTTTGGATCTCATAGTCATGCCAGCAATGTTGCTCGTAAGTTAGCATCAAATGGAAAGAACGCTACTGTACATAGATCACTAGAAGAAACTGCTACAGCTGGTGCTACTAACGCAGGTTCTGTTGCTATCGGGCCTGCTTATAAGAACAAGCCAGTTAAAGCAGTTAAAAACAAAGACGGGACAGTGAAAAATGCCCAAGATATGAACTCCAATCTTTTGACTGGTGGAAGTATCAAGAGACGCTAAATATATAAAGATAACGGAGTTTACTCATGCAAGATCAAATGCCACCAAACGATATGAATTCAATGCCAGATCACGGCCCAGACCGCGAAGGCGCAATGGCAAAAGCTGACTTATACAAGTTAGCCAACTATTCATTAAAACTATTCAAACAAATGCAAGACGAAGACCAGCTAGAAGGTTGGGTTCAAGCAAAGATTACCAAAGCCGCTGACTACATTGCCAGCGTTTATCACTATATGGAATACGAAATGAAGTTCAGCGAGTATGGACATCATTTAGATAATAGCGATACACTTAGCGAAGGTCAAAGACGTGCCCTTAAAGGCAAGTTAATGGAAGCTAAGGAAAAGATGAAAGAGCTTAAGAAGAAGCAGGCCACTAAAGCTAAGGGTAAAAAGGAAAAAGAAGTTGACGAAAACTTAGTTCCAGTTCCAAACCCAAGCGGTGCCGATAGTGCTGAGAAAGCTAAAGAGCTAGGTGCTAAGATGCCTAAGCCAGCTGGATCTGAAAAAGATCCAATTAGTGAAGAAACAAGTTCAACAGGCGGAACTATTACTCGTGAAAAAGGTAAAGTACGTCACTCACATAATCCAGATCGTTTTACTGACGAGCCACACGGCGAAGTTGCTAGTAAAGCCAAAGCACAAAGTGCCTCTGACAAAGCTGGTGATAAAGCCGCTGACAAAGCAGAAGAGAAAGAAGGTAAGAACTGGGAAAAGCGTTTTGGCAAAGATTCAGTAACTCGTGTTAAAGACGGCAAGAAAGTTTCGGAAGCACTTAAAGGTGGTCAGAAGAAATTAGATACTGACAATGACGACGACATCGACGGCAAAGACTTAGCAACATTACGTGCTAAGAAAAAAATTAAAGAAGCGGCCAAGCCAGACTTTTTAGACATAAACAAAAACGGCAACAAAAAAGAGCCGATGAAGAAAGCGGTTGCTGACAAGAAAGCAGGTCCAAAGAAAGGTGTAAATCCTTTTGCTAAGAAAGAAGAAAAAACTGATGAGAATTTAGTACCTGTACCAAATCCATCGGGTGCTAAGGACGCCGAAGAAGCTAAAAAGTTAGGCGCAATGATGCCAGCTAAAGCAGGCGAGAAAGATCCAATCCGAGAATCAGCCGAACTAACCCGCATGAAAGAGTTTCTAACTCGCTTAAACGGATAATAGTATGGACATGAAGAAAATACTACAGGCGATGGATGGCGTTGCTACTAAACCTGTGGTAGGTTCTGATAGCATGGCTCGATTTCTTCGAGTTGTTAAAGAAGCTGAAATAAATCAACCAGCGCCTGTTGCTCCGGTGGCACCTGTTGCTACTGCGCCAGCACAGCCTGCGTCAACACTATCTCCAGAACAACTTGAATATAATCGACTTAGAGCACAGTTAGATGGCGCAGATGCCATACGTGGTGGAGATAGTGCTAATACATTTGCTGTTGTTAGTCCACAAGTTACTGCGGCAACTAACGCAATGAAACAAGAACTGGCGCAAATGGCAGCGGCATTAAAAGCCAAAGGAATTGATGCGGCAGCTGAGTATGATGCTCCTGAGCCAGGTGAACCGGCGCCTGCGCCAGTAGATCTTGCTAAAAAATATGTTGATGAAAACACTGGTATAAGTAGATTTTTATCTATTATTAGTGAAGGAAAGACTTCACATAAAGTAACATTGCCTGTACAAATGGCCATGCAACACTATCAAAAATCTGAAGAACAAACTCCAGTTGAAATTGTTGAAAGTCTTTTTAAGACATACGTAGCAGTTGTTGAAGATGACCAATATCAGGAAGAGTTAATAAGACAAGCTACTGTAAGACAATATGGCCGTAAGATTGCTGAGTCTGTTATGAAGAAATCTGAACAACGTCAGTTAGATGAACTATCAACTGAGTTATTAGGCGATTACAAAAAGGCCGCACACGCAGATGCTAAGAAGGCAGATAGCGAAGGCGATTATGCTCGTGGTGACAAAAGATTCAAAGGCATTAACAAAGCTACTAAGAAGCAGTTTGACAACGACCTTAAAAAACATAAACTTACCATAGAAGAATTAGAAGAAGCGATAAAGGAACTAAAAAAATGAACGACTTAAGAAACTTAATAAACAAATTAGGTGTGATTTCAGAAGCACCAGCTGACCCGCAACGTGCTGCATACGACCAATTCAAAGCAGACGATGCCAAAACAGCTGCCATTGAGGTAGTTAAAAAATATGCAAGTATTCCTTTAAATCAAATTCCCCGATTGGCCAATGCTATCGATCCCAAGACTGGTATTATCTATTACGGTGAGCCAGGCGGCGAAGGCGGTGGCGATAGCAGTCCTAGAAAAATGCCATTAAATTTTATGGCCCAAGGTGATCAAAAGTCCATGGTGGATGCGTTAACACTTGCTGGGCTCAAAGTTGTTCCCCATACAGAGAAAACACTGTTTGGTTCAGCACAATATGCCAAAGTTGATCCGGCAGCATTACAACAAGTTCTTACTGGTCCTGTTGCTCCTACTAAGCCTGAAGGCGGTGCTAAACCAACTGGGCCTGATACTTCCGCAACAAACGACAGTGTAAAGAAAGAATTATTAGCTAAGTTACGGGCCGCAGTACAAGCATTACAGGCAGCAATGTCGGCTCCTACACCGGCAATTAAAGAACATCATTTATCAGTTGCTCGCAATTTAATGGAAAGTTTCGGCTATGAGATAGACGAAGGTTCATTTAGTGCCTTAGCCGCTACTGAAAAAGACATGGCAGCAACTGCCGCACAAAAAGCAAAAGATTTAGCAATGTCACAAAGGTGGGCGGCTAACAAAGTAGCTCCTGCGGCTACTGCGGCAGCAGATGCGGCAGCACCTGCGGTTGCTAAAGTAGCACAACAAGCTGGTATCAATGCCGGTGAGAAAGCAGTTGCTGGTGCTGCAAAAACTGGCGCATTAAAAACTGGCGGCAAAATGCTAGGTAAACTAATACCAGGCGTAGGGTTGGCATTTGGTGCTAAAGATGCGTACGATCGTTATAATAAAGGCGATTACTTAGGTGCTGGCCTTGCTGGACTAAGCGGAGTTGCTTCATTAGTTCCTGGAATTGGAACTGCGGGTGCTCTAGCATTAGATGCCGCTAACTTAGCACGTGATTATAAAGCAGGACAATTTGATGAACCAGAACAAGGTGCTCAAGCTAAACAAGTTCCTACTGTTGGCAAACCACAAGGTGAGTCCAAAGTACTTCTATTGCAAAAGAATTTAATTGCGGCTGGAGCAAAGATTGAGGCTGATGGCATCATGGGACCTGCTACACAAGCGGCTATGAAACAATATCCTGAGGCACTAAAAGGTTATCCATGGATGACTGGTTTAAAAGAATCTTTGCCAGAGACTATGAAGACATTACACGAACGTTTAGCTCTTATTGAAGCCAAAGGCAAGATTCGTTCTAACTTAGAATCAGAATATTTGTGGGATGATCAAGGTAGTGTATACACTACAGAAGGTGAGCAAGTTACAGATCCACTAACATTAAGTGTTATTTGGGAAAGTGTAACTGAAAAAGATACAACTATACAATTAGATGAATTTGCGGGTGCGTTAGCCAGAGGTGCTTGGAACTTAGGTAAAGGTGCTGTTGGCGGTGTTGGTAATTTCTTAGGCGGTACTGTTCGTGGCGCTGGGCAAGTTGCTAAAGGTGGTAAAAATGCCAGTGCAGCTGTTACGCAAGTTGCCAATAAAGCAGGCGGCGCCAAAGGTGCTGGCTTAAAAGCTGGTGCGGCTATGGCACGTAATCCGATTAAGACAGCTTTAGGCGCAACAGCGTTAGGCGGCTTGGCCGGTATGGGATTACCAGCTAGTCCAACAGACAAGCCACCTATAGATACCCCTACAGATAAACCAATAACAAATAAACCAATAACAAATAAACCAACAGGTCCAGAACAGGGCGGAATGGATACAGATTTATCAGCATTAATTCAAGCTGTTAAAGATGCTATGATGCCGTTAGCTGACATGGATCCAGACGCTAAAGATACAGAAATTTCTCCGGCGTTGACTGATGCTCGTCTGTTGTTAACTATGGCTGAAAAGAGTGGTAGTGAACAAGCTAAAGTCGACGCAAATAATGCTGCCGATGCTAAAGTAAAAGCATCTACACAACCTACGGCTGCACCTGCTGATGCTCCTAAGCCGGCACAAACTGGAACAATAATAGGTGGCAGTTCGAAACCGGAAGGATTAGAAGAATCTGATAACGAACTAGCTCGCTGGTTAAGAATAGCTCGCGGTTAATCCAATAAATGGCAGACTTAGTTCTGCCATTTTCACCTCTAAAATATCAACACCATTGACTTACGGTGATAACTAATATACAATAACATATTACTAAGGAGTTA